ACCCAGATGCACAAGATTCATTGAATTGCAACATAGCAATAGCGGATAGACTTTTGTCCCGTCTGTCAGTAATGACAGAATGAAAATCGGTCAAAAACGGTGAACACTAAAACTGATAGATTGCTATATGTGACGAAATAATATATAATTCTCTTAGGAGGGTTGTATATGGATAGCGGAATTTATATTATCTTTAATCACGTAAGCAATAAATCATATATAGGACAAACTCGAAATTTAAAAAACAGAGAATATTGTCATTTCAATGCGTTAAGAAAAGGGAAACATCATAACAAATACTTGCAAAGAGCATTTAATCATGACGGTGAGGACGCGTTTCATTTTATAGTATTAGAAAAATGTCCGGTAGAAGAACTTGATGAGCGAGAAAAGTATTACATTGGATTGCTTCGCTCAATGGATAATATGCATGGCTATAATTTAGAATCCGGGGGAAATGTCGGGAAGGAAGTTAGCGAGGCTGTAAAAGCCGCAAAGCGAGGGATTAACAATCCGATGTATGGAAAGCATTTAAATGCTTCACATATTGAGAGCCTCCGAATGAAAAATCGCTGTCATGGCAGTTTGCTAACAGACAAAGACGTCGAGGAAATAAAGATTGAACTTCTCGGCGGAGCGAATTGTTCCGAGGTCGCAGAAAGGTTTAATACGACAAGGGCGGTAATAACCAAAATAAAAACCGGAAAAAATTTTTATTGGGTGCGACCTGACCTCAACGACAAGATAACGGAGAGCGCAAAGAAGAAAACAAGAAATGCAAAAATCAGGGAGCTTGCAAAAGCCGGGTATTCCAGAAATAAAATATCAAGAGACTTAGAGATTACGCCGGCGACAGTCGCAAGAGTTCTTGGAGAGCCTTCCGATGTTTTTGTAAAAAATTCTCCTCAAAAGCAAGCGTTTAGAAAAAGGGTTTTAGATGATTATCGCAGGGGAATCCCTCGTAAAGAGATAATGAAAATCTACGGAATAAACCCGTCTATGTATGTTTCCATTATTTCAGATGAGTACAACAAAAATCTGGAAGAATCGAAAAGCAAGGCTATTGAAATGCGAAAAAGCGGAGCAATGGTCAAGGATATAGCAAAAGAGCTTGGCTATGCACGCACAACAATTTCGAGGTGGACGAAATCAGTCAAGTGAATACCGTGATAACCAATCTGTTTAAAAGCGGTTTGGTATTGTAGAGCATAGGGATTGACCCTGTGCTTTTCTTTTGGGAAAAGTACAGAATAAAATATCCCCACGAGTGACCGACATCCTTTTGAAAGGATGATGATATATGCCGAACTCACGGGAAACCGTGAGAAGCAATGGATAAAAAGCCGTTGCGATAACATAATTGGAAATACATGCGTTCAAATCTCCGAAGCAATACAACCTCTTTAAAGAGGCTATGAAGGCATACACGAACAAGCTCATGATTGGGATTTCCACGGCCGGAGACAATGCGAACGGCTTTCTAGGGCAAAGACTTAAGTATTGCCGGAGCATCTTGGACGGAACCATCAAGGATGAGCAGTATTTCGTGTTCATTTGCTGCGCAAACCCGGACGAGAACGGGAACATTGATTACACGAATCCGCTTGTTCACGAGATGGCAAACCCGTCATACGGCGTGACCATCAGACCGCAGGAAATCCTAAACGACAGTTTGCAGGCTCAGAACGACCCGCAACAGCGCAAGGACTTCTTTGCAAAGTCTCTGAACGTCTTCACGAACGCAATCAAGGCATACTTCAATATCCGGGAGTTCAAGCAGTCGGACGCGCAATATGACTGGACGCTTGAAGAGCTTTCCAAACTGCCTATCAAGTGGTTCGGAGGAGCCGACCTGTCAAAGATGCATGACCTCACCGCTGCTGTTTTGTACGGAGAATATCAGGGCGTCAATATTGTCATTCCGCACGCATTCTTCCCGGTCGTTGCGGCACACGAGAAAGCCGAAAAAGATAACATCCCGCTTTTTGGGTGGATGGATGACGGCTGGCTGACAATGTGCAACACACCGACCACAGAATATTCCGACGTGGTCAAGTGGTTTTCCGATATGCGGCAGATGGGCTTTAAAATCGTGCAGGTTGGGCACGACCGCAAGTTCGGGCGGGAATATATACGGCTCATGCGGAATGCAGGTTTTAAGGTCGTTGACCAACCGCAGTATTATTACGTGAAATCCGAGGGCTTCCGTCACATCGAGAAAGCCGCAAAGGACGGAAAGTTATACTATCTGCACGCAGAACCATATGAGTATTGTGTGGAAAACGTGCGGGCGGTGGAAAAGACCGATGACATGATTATGTACGAGAAAATCCAGCAGACGTATCGAATTGACATATTCGACGCGTCTGTTTTTGCTTGCGTGCGGTATCTGGAGAACCTCGATAAGAGTGCCAAAGCGGCGAACTGGTGGAAGGAGTAACAATGGCTAGAAAAAGAAAAAAGACTGTGCGGAGCGGCACGAGCCCGGCTGGATCCACCAGAGCGACGATTCTGCTCAGTGATCCGCAGGCTTACGACATGCTCTGCTTGGACGGGTACACAAAGCTCAGTAAGAACCCGGAAGTCGTGACGGCGGTCATGAGGATTGCAGACCTCATTAGTTCCATGACAATTCACCTCATGGCGAACACAGCGAACGGAGACACAAGGATAATCAACGAGCTGTCCCGGAAGATTGATATCAATCCCAATCGGTACATGACGCGGAAGACGTTCATTTCCGCAGTCGTGAAGAACATGCTCCTAACCGGAGACGGAAACAGCGTGGTCAGGGTCAGGACAAGAAACGGACTGATTGATGACCTCGAGCCGATTCCGCCGAGCCGGGTCGGGTTCTTTGCGGAAGGGTATGGTTATAACCTCCGCATTGATGGGAAAAAGTACAGCGCAGATGACGTGATTCACTGCGTATGGATGCCTGACGATGATTACCCATGGTACGGAACGGGAATCAGGGTCGCGCTTAAAGATATCCTGGCGAACCTCACGCAGGCGCGAAAGACAGAGAACGCGTTCATGAGTTCCAAATACAAACCGCCTCTTGTGGTCAAGGTAGACGGTCTTTCCGAGGACTTTGCGAGCAAAGCAGGCAGGGCAAAACTCAGCGAGGAGTATCTGGAAACAGCCGAGGACGGTCAGCCGTGGATTATTCCCGCAGACCTGATTGATGTAAAAGAGATTCGTCCGCTGTCCCTGTCAGACCTTGCCATCAATGACACGGTGGAAATCGACAAACGGGCAGTCGCGGCACTAATCGGTGTACCCGCTTTCCTGCTCGGGGTCGGGGATTATGACCAGAAGGCATGGAACAGCTTTATAAACAACACAATCCGACCTATCTGCCGGGGGATTGAGCAGGAATTCACCCGGAAGCTGATTCTTTCCCCGAAATGGTATTTCCGTTTCAACACGACATCTCTCATGGATTGGGATCTCGAACAGATCGCGGAAGTATACGGAAGCCTGTCAGACCGCGGTATTGTTACCGGAAACGAAGTGCGTGATAAGCTCGGAATGTCGCCGCTTGAAGGATTGGACAAACCGCGGATCCTTGAGAATTACATCCCGGTCGACAAGATAGGCGACCAAAAGAAACTTATACAGGGAGGTAACGATGAATAGAGACTTACGGCAGGTAAGAACATCCCTGTCAGAATTTGAAACGAGAAAAGACGGTGAAACGCCTCATATTTCCGGGTATTTCTCCGTTTTTAATAGCAACTATGAAATATTCAAGGGCTGTACAGAGTCCATCGCTCCGGGTGCTTTCACCGATGAATTGCACTCGGATGTCCGGGCACTGGTAGACCATGATACGAGGCTCGTTCTCGGGCGGACGACCGCCGGAACGCTTGAACTTCGCGAAGATGAAAAAGGCTTGTGGGGTGACATCGCTGTCAATCCGAAAGACAGCGAAGCCATGAACTGCTGGGCTAGAGTCGAGCGGGGTGATGTTTCGCAATGTTCTTTCGGCTTCAACATCTTAGATGAGGAGCACGAAGAACGCGAGGACGGTACTCATCATTTTACTATCAGGAAAGTAAAGCTTTTCGAAGTTTCTGTTTGCACATTCCCGGCCTACGAAGATACCGCCATCTCTGCCCGCAAAGCAGACATTGCGGAAATCGAGAAGCGCAAAGCGGACATTTGGCGGGAAGAAAGAAAGAAAAAACTAAAGGAGGTGTCACATGGCACTGAGAGTATTGATGCTTAAAAAGCGCATCGACGACAAGCGCACAGCACTCGACGAGCTGAAAAAGGTGGATTTCGCTACACGCGAAGCCGAACTTGAGACGGCCATCGAGGAAGCTAATTCCGACGAGGAACGCTCCGTAGTCGATGAGGCTATCGAGAAGTTTGAAACAGAAAAGCGTGAGAACGCTGAGAAGATCCGCGAGCTTGAGGGCGAAATTTCCGACCTTGAAAAAGAGCTCAGAGAGATTGAAGAAAACAACGAGGAACCGGAAGCCGAAGAGACTCAGCCGGAACCGGTCAAAGAAGAAAGGAGAATCGTCATGCCTGAAATGACAAAGAGAGTCGGTCTGTATGCGCTGTCTATGGAAGAGCGCAACGCCGTAATGAGTGATGAATCTGTTGTAAGCTTCCTTGCCAGAGCGCGTGAGTGCATCAAGGAGAAGAGAGCGCTGACCAATGTCGGTCTGACAATTCCGCAGGTCATGCTCCCGATGCTGAGACAGATCGTTGAAGCGAACAGCAAGCTTGCAGGTCGCGTCAATCTCCAGCATATCGGCGGAACAGGCCGCATGAATATCATGGGCGCTATCCCGGAAGCTGTATGGACTGAGATGTGCGCAACGCTGAATGAGCTGTCCCTCGGATTCAACGACGTTGAGATCGACGGCTACAAGGTCGGCGGATTCTTCGCTCTGTGCAATGCAGTTCTTGAAGATTCCGACCTCAATCTTGCAAACGAACTGCTGACATCCATCGGTATTGCTATCGCAAAGGCTCTGGACAAGGCAATCGTTTACGGTACAGGCACAAAGATGCCGCTCGGTATTGTTACCAGACTTGCGCAGACAGCGGCGCCGGCCAATTATCCGACCACAGCGAGAACATGGGTAGACCTGCATACTTCCAACGTCATCACCGGCACGGGAGCAACTGGTCTGAACCTGTTCAAGGAAATCACAGCCCGTAAGAAGGTCATCAAGAACGACTATTACAACGATGGCCTTATTTGGCTCATGAACGAGAACACGCACACAGACCTGCTTATCAACTCCATGGATAAGAACCTCAACGCGGCAGTCGTTGCGGGCATGGCTGACACGATGCCGGTCGTAGGTGGCGAGATCGTCGAGCTGAATTTCATTCCGGACGGAAACATCATCGTAGGCTACGGCAATGCATACCTGCTTGCAGAGCGTGCCGGCACAAAGCTCGGACAGTCTGAGCATGTGAGATTCATCGAAGACCAGACCGTATTCAAGGGCACAGCCCGCTATGATGGCAAGCCGGTCATTGCGGAAGCGTTCGCGGTATTCTCCATCACCTCTACTGCTCCGACAACATCCGGTATCACTTTCGCGGCTGACACAGCAAACACTCCTGTAACATCCGGCACCACTACGGGATAAGACTTGATAGGAGGTAAGCATGACAACAGCAGAGGTAATTAGAATGCTCAAGCTCGACTTGCAGAACCCGCCGGACGCGATGGACGACTTTCTTTCGCTCCTTGTCGGGTCGGCAAAAGAAGCGATTGAGTCAAAAGGTATCTTTCTCGACATGCGTTCCTACGAGGACGCTCATCTTGTTGTCATGTATGCCTCTTGGCTTTATCGCAAGCGCAACGGCAACGAGGCCATGCCGAGAATGCTCCAGTACGAGCTCCACTCCAGACTTATCCATGAGAAGGGCGGTGGAGCGTCATGATGCTGGCTGACGGTGTTTTAAGGCTTTATCAGCTTGAAAATACTGCTCCCGCTGGTCTGATGCCTGTCGAACAGCTTGCCCTTTATGGCAGTGACCATTTTTACGCCGATAGAGTTATTGGATACGGTCGACAGTATGCGGCGAAGGGCGTTGACCAGCGGGTAGATAGGCTTGTCAGGATTTGGGATACACCGGTGGAAATCGGGATGTATGCCATTCTGGACGATGCGGAGCAGTACCGGATTGATAATGTTCAGAGATTACGGGATGACGAAGGGCTGAAGGTCGTTGACCTCACACTTTCGAGACTGGAGGAAAATTATGATGTCATTGCAGAATAGGCTCCGGTCTTTTGGCGATTCCTTGAGGAGTGTTTGCCCGGAGGTCTGGCACTACAACAGACCGACACGGACAAAACCGCCGTTCCTTATTTGGGCGGAAGACGGTGAAGCAGATACCGACCTGAACGCGGATAACCACAAGGCGGAGCAGAGCATCCACGGGTATATTGATTATTTTACCCTTGTGGAGTTTGACTCGGCGGTAGACAGCGTGCAGGACGTGCTTGACGCACACGGCTCGGAATGGCGGCTGAATGATGTCCAGAAGGAAGAGGAAACGAACCTGATTCATTATTCATGGGAGTTTGTGATTTAACATGGCAAAGCTGACAATCAATCCGGGAATAGATACCTACATATCCGACCTGACGAAGCTCTACGACGAAAGCGAGGAGATTTGCAAGCGGTCGGCGTATATGGGGGCGAAGATTGTGGCGGACAGGTGCCGGGCGGAAATCGGGAATATTCAAGTCGAGTCCGCAAAAGAGAAAGAGTCTCAGAGCGGATTCGCAAACGGTCTGACAAACAGCCAGAAAAACGGCTTGCTTGCCGGTCTGGGTATTGCCCACTTCCGCAAAGACGGGAGCTTTATTAACGTCAAAATCGGTATGGATGGCTACAACTCCACCGTAACAAAGCGTTACCCGAGAGGTCAGCCGAACGCCATGATTATCCGAGCTCTCGAATCGGGCACATCTTTCCGAACACGGAACCCGGTCATCACCCGGGCGACCAACGCCGCACGCGGAGCCGCAGAGCAGGCGATAAAGAAACAGATGGACGAAGAAATAAAAAAACGAATACATTAAGGAGGTTAATCCATGGCAGCAGCAGGAAAAGTCTGTACAGGTTTTTCTCTTCCGTATGTAGCTCTTTATAGCTGCACGGGAGGCACAATTGCATATTCGGGGGGTAAACAGCTTGCCCGTGGTGTCGATGTATCAATCGAACCGGATACATCTGACGATAATAAATTTTATGCTGATAATGTAGCGGCTGAGACGGATGCCGGCTCCTTCACGGGCGGCACGCTCAACCTCACGGTCGACGGTCTTTTTGCGGAAGCAGAATCCATGATTATGGGTCTCCCGGCGGCAGATAGTTCCGGATGGATCACATACGATGATGACCAGGCAGTTCCGTATGTCGGGGTCGGCTTCATCGCAAGATATCAGTCTGAGGGCGTTGTAAGCTTTGCTCCGATTATCATCGTAAAGGCAAGCTTTAACCAGATTCAGAGCTCGCACGCAACGTCTGAGGATTCCGTAAACTACCAGACACAGGCTCTCTCCGCACAGATTCTCCGCGCGGACGATGCAAAGCACAGCTGGAAGAAGATTCCGGAAGAAGACTTCGCAACGGAAGCTCTTGCGCTTGCGGCACTGAAGACAGCACTTAACATTTCTGGATGATCAACGGAGGGATAGGGCATGATAGAGATTAATGGAAAAGAATACGGACTGTATTACTCCGTATGGGCGCACTGTGAGTTCAATGACTGGGTGGTCGCGAACGGGGAGAAATCCTATGTTCATGCGGTCATCCAGAAAGCCGTCATCATGAGCAAAGCTTACTGCGATGTGCACGGGGGCACACCTCTCAGCCCGAAAGAGCTGATGGGGCTCCCGAGCCGTGTATTTACAGAGCTTGCCGTGGCGGTCGAAGAGCAGGAAAAAGCAGACTCGGCTCGGACTGTCGAGACGAAGGAAATCAAATCAAAAAACGCAAAGGGCTCCGCAAAGTAAGCCTTAACTGGGCATGGTATCTATTTTACGGACGCATGCTGAACATGAATGAGCAGGAGGTTAAGTGTACATCGTATGGTATGATGTGCGACTTGATTTCCTGCTTAACTATTTATAAGGGCAATGCGGAGCAAGCTGAAAGAAAGAAATCGTTTGACGAGATTATGAGAATGACTTAAAGGGGGTGGTGTTCGATGGCCGTTAATATCGGTCCTCGACTATAACGCATAGGAGTCGAAGGCGAAGCGGAATACCGCCGCCAGATGCAAAATATTATACAG